CTGAACATCACCAATCTTATCAGTACCAGCGATTGGGCGAATACCATCAGGGCCAAGGAATAGAAGATCACCTGCTATCTCTACAACACTGTCTCCACCTGCAACACACCCCATATCATCTGTCACGGGGGTTACAACAAAAGAGCTAGCAGCACTGCCTGTCAGTCTTTTGATGTTGTTTGTGCCAAATATGTACAGTGCATCACGAAATGGCTTTATCGCATTGATTGGAAAGCCTACGTTTATAACACCGCCACCGCTGGCTGTGGTGAAGTCTGTATCAGCATTTGAGGCTGAGTAATATAAGAGAGACTCTTCCCCTTCATTGCCAGCTAAGAATAGCCTGTTCTTAAAGGCAGCTGAAAACTTAGGTTTAGCAGGGGCAGGTGATGTGCTTATCTCTGCATACGAAGCACTACCAGCAGAATTGATGTGATAGCGGAAAGCAAAGTCTTCTCCATCGCAACCTACTATCGTTGGCCCAGTCCAGTTATATTTAGAAAATCTAATCTTCTTAACATCAGCTGAAACAGGGCGTGCCACTGTGTTAATGACATCCCAGCTAGACGATACTGTGTTCCACTTATAAAGGAAGTCTCCGCCTGTGCTAGGTCGTCTTGCACCTATTATACCCATACCATTTTGTATAGCTAACCCAAGTACATCGCCTGTGCCTGGAATTGTACCATAATTATGTGTATATCCGTTTACCCGTTGATAACCACCGACCAGCGCAGGTTCATAGTTTATTAGATGAATAGCACTGCCTGGTGCTGTAGCAGCTTGCTCAAGTACATCACGATTGGTGTCTAGACCACCTCTACACGATACGCGTAATGTTTGAAGCTGATCAGGCATTAGATATTTACTACGAAGCTTGAGTTGCGGTTAACTACTGTTGATGTGACAGAGTCAACAGGCTGCTGTAGAAGCCTACGCATCATATCGATGCCTTCGTTAAATTTCTTTTCGTGCATAGCGGCAGACTGCTCATTTGAGCGGAAGCGCATGAGGTACACCATAGCACCCTCAATAATGACGTGTTTGTATCTGTCGGGGATTACCGTTGTATCAGTAGCTGCGGATAGATCAGCAGGGAATGACCAATACTTAAACTCAACCGTATATGCTTTGTCGGGAGTAGGGGTTACACCAAACTTAGTTTGTTGTGTCTTATAAATAGAAGTTGGTGTGGCATAGTCAGATGTTGTTCTTTGATCGTCTGTAGATCTGAAGTTACGAATATACTCATCGTGTTCTATCAAACCCATAGCTCCACCTGATGTACCTAAAGAACTATTTGGTACTAGGTAAAAGCTTTGGAAATCTATGACAGATAAGTCCGCAGGGAAATCATACTCACGCGTACCGACTGTAAGAAGCTGTTGATACACTGTAATAGCAAACGGCCACTGCTGGGCCGATTGAAGTATTTGACGTATGGAATTGTTTATCGCGTCTTTTGCAAGACCTTGTATATTTCGGGTTGTCCCGAAGTCAGGTGTGTCAATAGGCACTTCGTTTATTCTACGAAGAACCTCATTAGTCATGTCAATAAAAGTAGCCATTATCCACCTGTAGAAAAAGAGGAAGCGGCTAGGCCGCTCCCCCCAAGGTTTCTATTCGCCGAGGTTGTAGTTCAGCGTAACCAAAGCTTCAGGACGCAGAATCTTAGCGCCGTACATGTGCAAGCCACGTACGATGTCTGAGAATGAGTCTGGGTCACGGTAAGTTTCGGTCTTGTTGATCTTCTGTGCTGTAGCAACAGCAGAGTCATGACCAGCAACAACCACACCGAAGTTAGTCTCAGAACCAGTTGCTAGAACTGTGCCTGGGCCTGTACCAACGGTAGGAAGGTTGTTTGAAACGTAGACACGGAATCCACGGATCATGCCTGACATCTTGCCATTACGCAGCATGTCACCAGCGTCTTGACCACCAGCAAAATCGTTATTGATCAGCTTAGAACTTGAGTCCATTAGCTTCTCAACAAAGATAGGATCGACAACTAGCCAACGACCATCAGCTGGTACGTTTGCGCTGTCCATCATACGCTTCATGCGGTTAAGAACTTCAAGTGGATCAGCCTTACCAGCTGAGCCGCCACCTGTTGTAAGCGGAACAGATGTCACTTCACCAGCAACACCAAGATCTGAACCACCAAAGTCAGTGATGTCGAGCTTGTTAGCTGCAAGAAGTTCGTCTGAGCCTGCATTGCTGTCGGCTTTTGTACCTTTTACGGTAGTGTTACGTGTGCCTACAGCAGAGTAACCTGACAGATACTGAAGTACATCAGCATCGTATGAGTCACGAATGCGGTATGCTGCACGGTCTGTAGCCAACTCCATGAAGTTTACATGGGTGATGGCATCTTCTAGATCGTCGAGCTTGAACGAGAAGTAGTTCGCCATGTCGATGATCATTGTGAAGTCTGCATCTGTCAGAGCTTGCTGAGAGATGTCTGTTCCACGAGTGTATGCGTTAACAGTGATCTCTGGCTCTTTAATAATGCGAACTGAGTCACCTACGTTAGCGATTTCACCAAAGTAGTCGTTATTGGTGATGTCTTCACAGACAGAGGTCTTGCGGAACGCGACTTGGGCTTTCTTGCTAAAGATAATTGGCGAGAAATTGCCGTTCGTAAATTGTCCCGATAGACCAGAGGTAGTACCTGAAATCTTAGTTCCAGCAGCCATAATGGCCTCCTATGGTATTGAGGTTTTACAAAGTAAAGCCGACGCAGGAATTGCGTTGACTTGGCAAGAAATCCTTAAGCGCCCAGAGGTCTGTGTCTTGTTAGGTATCCTTTGGCCAAGGGGCTAACTACACTGAGTATTCTGAATGATTTATGGTTTCTTTACGATTTTCATGAAAATGCGTAGCCACCGTTAGGTGGGGGCAGCTAAGGTGTAGAAAACACCCTAGCTTTGTGTCTATAGTTATATACTATAGCAACTCTTTTGTCAACAGTTTCTTTACACTATCGTCCTGAAATGTCGTAAACAAAACGACCTTCTTCCATAGCTAGTGCAATTTCTTCTGCGTTACGTTCATACTCACGATCATTCATCTTTGCGATGTCTGACTCACGGATTGTTCCTTTAGATTTAGGCAGCTGGGTCTGGCTTCTGACGGACACGTCCATTGCTGCATCTTTGTCAGATGACGCTGGTCGGCCTTTCTTTTTTCCAGACTTAGTAAGACCCATATCAGCTTTGTATAGGTCAATAGCCCTTCCTGCTGAGCGAGCATCTGCATCATTCTCATACAGGGCTTTCTGAACCCATGCTGGCTGTTCGTCAGCCCAGTCGTGGAATGCATCATCATCTCTAATCTCTGCAAAGTCTGGGTGCAGCTTTAGCAACTCTGCTTCAGCTTTATCGCGAGTAGCGTTTGCCTGCATCTCGTCAATCTGCTTCATGCGTTCTTCAAGATGCTGCTGTTGTTCTTGAGCTTTAGTAGACGCAATTGTTTCTACTATAGCTGCCACATCTGGATACTCAGTTGCCCAAGCTTTAATTTCATCAGGTGATTTGGGAAGCTGAATAGAATCTGTAGAAGCTTTTGTAAGCTGTTCTTCAAGCTTAGAAAGCCTAGACTCGTACTCTTCTTTCTGCTTCTGTGAATGCCTTCGTAAATCACCGTAGCGTTTCTTAAAGGTTTTTTCTTCAGCAGATAGGTTAGCATCGTGTTCGGCAATTTCTTGCTCTGCCTCAGCTTCTTCCTGCTCTTGAGCAGTGTTTAGACTAGCTTCAAGCTCAGCCAATTCACGCTCATCATCTTCAACTGTCTTAGGGTTCTTGTACATCATAGGACGTACTTTTACTTTTGGTTGTTCTTTGATGACAATCTCTGCCATTGTTTACTCCATCATTGGGGCTACCGTAGCCTGTGCAGGGGGGTGGGTTGCCAATTATTGGACTGTTATCTTGAAGCCAGTCCTCCACGCTTCATCTTCTTGGTCTTCTTCTTTGGCTTATTGATTAAGCCACCTTCTTATCTGAAATCTGCATAGCCGCTGAACGAGTCGTAGTTATCAGGGCCAGAGTTTGGATTGTTATCGTACCCACCAGAAAATCCATCATCTACGGTTTGTGGCGTTTGATCGCCAGCTGTATCATTAGGATTATCATAGTTTGGAAGGCTGTCTGCGATAGTGCCATCAGAGCTAGAGCTAGGAGGGTCTGCTCTTGGACCACCTTGTGGGTATGTTGGCTGATATACAGGCTGAGTA